GAAAGAATCCAAGCGTATGACCTTGCGTAAACCTGAAGATTTCTTCAAAGGGTTGTCGCTGGGTAAACGTGCATTGAACAGTGCAATGAAAACACTGAAGACAAAACCTGCGACTCCCAATGGTCGTTTTAATGAAGAATGTATTTTGCTTGGAGCATTTTAATATGATTTTAGTTGACTATTCCCAAGTAGCACTGAGTGCTATCCTAACCTTTCAACGTGAATTGAAGGGGACAGAGTCGGAAGTGAAAAACCTGATTCGTCATGTGACTCTGTCCACCCTCAAATCTTATAAGAAGAAATACGGTAAGGAGTATGGCGAGTTGGTTATCTGTTGCGACGGACGTAAGTACTGGCGCAGAGAATTCTTCCAACATTACAAAGGTAATCGTAAGAAGCAACGTGAGAACAGCGAACTTGATTGGACGCTGATCTTCGACACGCTGTCTGAGATGCGTGAAGACATCGCAAAGTATTTCCCTTATCGTGTTCTGCACTTAGATCGTGCTGAGGCTGATGACATCATCGCAGTCTTGTCTAAGTGGACGCAAGATAATGGTTTGATCCAGCAAGGGTTGGTTGAAGAACCGCAGAAGGTTTTGATCCTCTCTTCTGACAACGACTTCGTGCAGCTACAAAAATACAGCAACGTAACACAGTGGTCGCCTATTCAGAAGAAGTATGTGAAGGCAACCAAGAAAGAGTTGCACGAGAAATACATCACTCACATTGTGAAAGCAGGTGACGATGGTATTCCTAACATCCTGAGTAAAGATGATGTGTTTATGATTGGCGAGAGACAGAAACCTGTTTCCGCTAAACGACTGCAAGAATTTATTGAGAATGGTTTCATTGCTTGCAAGAATGATGACGAGCGTCGTAACTGGCATCGCAACGTAACTTTGATTGATTTTGAGTATATCCCTGAAGATGTCTCTAAAGAAATCGTGTCAGCCTACATAAATACTAAACCCACTGGCGACAAGATGTCAATCATGAACTATTTGATTGAGAAAAAATGTCGTTTACTATTAGACGAACTTGAGGACTTTTGATGACTAAACTATTAACTGAAATTCTTGCTGAGATTAATGACAATCCAGCATTACTTGAGAAGCATAGAACTAATGCAGCGTTGCGCTTGTTGTTTGAACATGCGTTCGATCCTGCTAAGAAATTTATCTTACCTGATGGCGATCCACCCTTCAAACCTGATGCTGCTCCGATCGGTATGAGCCCAGCTAACCTTCATATGGAAATGAAGAAGCTGTATGTGTTCTGTCGTGCAGACTTGAATTCTGTTCGTCGTGAGACTTTGTTCATTCAACTGTTGGAGAACGTACACCCTTCTGAGGCTAAGTTGATGCTTGCTGTTAAAGATCAAAAATTGACTAAGCTGTTTCCAAAGATTACACATAAGTTAGTTAGTGATATCTGGGATAACATTCCTGCTCCAGTTGTAAAGGAGAAGAAATCAAAAAACGCACAGGCTCCAGCGAGTGGAGCGAAAGCGTAACGAGAAAATATACAAAGAATGTATCCATATATTCTAAAATTAGATCTTTCTTTACCTTTAGTAGAAAAACGAATTAGAGGCATGTTTGCGGACATGCCTTTATTCACTAAGCAAAGATTCCCTCATTGGAAGAATGCTAAAATTTCTGCACACGAAGATCCAGATCTTTCAAATGAGAATAGCATTTCTTTGTTGGGTAGTGAAACTGCAGAGTGGTTAAAGAAGATCAATGAATCTCTAATAGTTGCTTATGGTAAGGATACTTTGATTTTTAATCAGTATGATGTTAAAGAACCATACAAACAGCAATTACTGGATATGTTACCTGATAACATAAGAAATATATGTGGTGAGATTACGGTGCAGTGGGCTAAGGGTGGCGACTATATTCAACCACATAGAGATCATCATAGAAAATGTGGTTTGTTTTATGCCTTATCAAAACCTGACTGCGAAACACGTTGGTATAAAAAGAAATTTGACTTCAAAGAATCTGATACTTTAAGGTTTGCCTTTCCAGATGACATAGAAGTTGTTCACACTGAAGTTATACAGAGTGGTTCTTGGTATCTTTTTAACAACCAACCATTCCACTCAGTGCACAGACTGCCAGATGTTGTAGCTAATAGAAAAACTTTTGTAATTGATTTTTATGATATGGATTTTGATTCTGTATTAAAGGTGTGTAGTGGAACAATCATTGAGGCTTAAACTTGCTGCAGTCTTTCGCATAATTTATCACTATGGATGGGATGACTTAATTTTCACCCATGCTTCTGCGAGAATCCCTGGAACAGACCACATCCTAATCAATTCTTATGGGCTTAGGTTTGATGAAATCACAGCAAGCAACCTGTTGAAGATAGACCTGAGTGGAAAAATAATTTCTGGTAGAGGTAAGGTTAACCCAGCTGGTTTGGTTATACATAGTGCAATTCATGATTACCGAGAAGATGCTGGATGCATTATCCATCTTCACACTAAAGAAGGTATGGCAGTTGCTGCAGATAAAGATGGGCTATGGCCATGCACTCAACGTGCATATACTTGTCTGAGAAGTCTTGCGTATCACGATTACTATGGACTGGTAGTTGATGAAAAAGAGAAACGTCTGTTGAAGCAAAACCTTGCTGATAAAAGATATTTGATTATGAGAAATCATGGTATCCTTACTGTTGGTTCTTGCGTAGAAGAATCTATGGCGTCTATGCGTGCACTTCAGGTTGCCTGTGAAACCCAAGTGTTAATCAATAAAGATCGTGCCATTATGATAAGAGAAGATGTTATGGCAGATTCAAGCAGAAAGATTATGATTGGTCTAGATAACAAAGAGAAACCTTACATTGCTGCTTGGAATGCTATGTATAGGTTAGTTGAACAAAAATACCCAGAGTTTAAATTATGAAAGAAAAATGGATTAATGCATTTATGGACACAGCAGAGAGGTTTGCTCAGCTGTCTAGTTCACGTCGTTTACATGTTGGTGCTGTAGTCGTTAAAGACGAACGTATCACTTCTATTGGATACAACGGAACACCTGCTGGTTGGGATAACAACTGCGAGGAAAAGATCTATTGTGAAGATGGTGATTGGTCTGAGCAGCTGCTACCAAAAGATGCAAACCAATGGATGAAGTATAAACTTGTAACTAAGAAAGAGGTTATCCATGCTGAAGCTAATGCGATCTCTAAGCTGGCAAGATCGAACGAATCTGGTCTTGGTAGTACTATGTTTATTACTCATGCTCCTTGTGTGGATTGTGCCAAACTGATTTACGGTGCTGGTATAAATACCGTGTATTACCGTAATTCTTACCGTGATACTAATGGGCTTGACTTTTTAGAAAAATGTAATATAGAGGTGAATAAAGTATGAAGAAAATTATTGCTTTACTGGCAATGGTATGCACGAATTTGTTTGCAGCGGAGACTATTAAAATTTATTCTCCGTATAGCCCATCGCACTCAGCGACTCCAGCTATGTTTAGAATCATTGATGAGGCAAACAAAGAACAAAGTATATACAAGTTTATCCTTGAGTTTCGTCCAGGTGGTAATCAGATTATTGCTCTCAAGGCTATGGACGAAAATAGTCTTGGCATCATTGCACCAGCATTTGTCGAGAACGTAGCATCAGGGCAGATTAAAGAATCTGATTATGTTCCTATCCATGCTCTTGGTGATGCATGCTGGGCTGTCATCACAAATGGACCAATCAACGCTAACAAAGAGTTGACTGTTGGTGGTGTTGGGTTTGGTAATGCTGCTCATCTAACTGCACTAGCATTGGGTGAGAAGTATAAGTTTACAACCAAGTACATTGTGTTCAAGTCAAACAACGATGCTTTAGTTAACATGGCTGGCAACAATGGAATCTTTATGGTGATTGATCGTTATGAATCTTATGAGTCTATGAAGACTAAGAATTCAAACTTACAAGCATTCGCAGCTAGTTGTCCAGATAGACTACCGCAAGCACCCAACCTAAAGACTCTGAAAGAACTTGGAATCCAAGCACCATATGTCTTTAACATCACGATGGCTCATGTTTCTATGAGTAAGGCGAGACGTGAAGCTATCAAGCAAATTTTAAACAATGCTCAGAACAAAGTTGGAGCAAACGAGATTTACAAAGTTTCTGGTATGAGGATTCCCAAAGAATCTGCTGAAGTATTCTATACAAATTCAACTAAACTTGTAAGAACGCTGCAAGAAAAATATAGATCTGAAATCGAGAAATCAAAATGATAAAACATGAGTGGTGGTCAACCCCTGTTTGGGAAGTTGACACAGGGTTGAGTGGTAAGTTTAATGCTGATCTTCTGAGGGACATCAACATCATCCACTCTTCTCCTGGGAATGAGTTTAACATCTGGAACTATAATACAGAATCTATCGATACTCTACGAGAAACCACATTGAAGATTATCAACGATGTTGTCTCAGAAGAAATACCATCCTACATTAAACACAAATTGTCTCTGAAAAGAGGATGGGTTAACTATCATAAAACTGGCGAATCTTTAGCTACACATAATCACGGTAATACCACTGTAGTATGCACATACTACATAAAGTCTCCAAATAATTGCGGAGATTTATTACTGTTTGATCCACGTGGTGGTGTGAACTGGGGATGGGAAGTTGAGGGTAGTATTGTTGGCGTTAAGCATACAAGAATTAAACCAAAGGAAGGTTCTCTTGTTATCTTTCCAGGGTTTTTGCTGCATTCAGTTGAAACAAATAAGTCACCTCTTCCTAGAATTAGCCTATCATCCAATCTAATTCTTGAATAAATAGTCATATGGCATACTCAAATAAAGTTATCGATCACTACGAAAACCCTCGCAATGTGGGTAGCTTCGCCAAAGACGAAGATGGTGTCGGTACAGGTATGGTTGGAGCGCCAGCATGCGGTGACGTGATGAAATTACAGATTAAGGTAGATGATAATGGTATTATTAGAGATGCTCGTTTCAAGACATATGGATGCGGTTCAGCAATCGCCAGCTCGTCGCTGGTCACTGAGATGGTTAAGGGTATGCACATTGACGATGCTGATAAACTTAAGAACTCTCAAATCGCTGAAGAACTCGCACTCCCACCAGTAAAGATTCATTGTTCAATTCTAGCAGAAGATGCAATTAAGGCAGCTGTAAATGATTACCGTAACCGACGCAGCCAAAAAGAAAATCAAGCAACTGCTTGAGAAACGTGGCAAGGGAGTTGGCATTCGGTTAGGTGTAAAAACTACAGGATGCAGTGGTTTGGCATATACACTAGAATATGTCGATGAATATACTGGGCAAATTGGTGATACCAACTATGCTCAACCAGAATTCGCTGTTCTTGTAGACGCTAAAGCAGATGCCTACTTGAATGGCATGACAGTTGATTGGGTTCGCAATGGACTCAATGAAGGATTTGATTTTCAAAACCCAAATGAACGTGACCGATGTGGTTGCGGAGAAAGTTTCAGAGTATGATTACAGTAACAGAAAACGCTACAAACAAAATTGTCGACTTGTTGGCAGAGAACCAAGAAAACTTCTTGCGCATGTCAGTGCAGGGTGGTGGTTGTTCTGGCTTCACATATGCATTCATGTTTGATGATGTAGCCGACGAAGATGACTTCACTCTCGACAAGGTTATTGTTGATGCGATGAGCATGCAATACTTGCAAGGTGCGACTGTCGACTATGTTGA